TACTTCCAATTCAGCTAATTCGCTCTTTGCCTGCTCCCCATTCAGCAGGACGGTACTGGTTGATGTCTCGTTTTGCATACTATTTCTAATTTAGTAAGGCAAATAAACAGCATGCTATTAGGATTAAAAAAGACAAAAAAACCGTCAACATATTATTAAGTTCACAGTCTGTTAAAAAAAATCAGTCAGTTTGCATTATTTATTAACTAATAATATTACATTTACAGGATCTTAAATATATAGATAAAAAGAACTTTTTATTAATAACTAAAATTTAAAATTTATGAGAGATTTTAATGTGTTTTTCAATGGAGTAAATGTTGTTGTAAAAGCTGAAAAAATCGAATTGAATTCAGCCGGTGATTATGAGTTTTATAACTCACAAAATCAATTAAGTTCTATCGCACCCTCTGGTGCTATTGTTAGAGAAAATATTTAAATACGAAAATTATATTAATCTAAAAACCTAAAAAAATGCCCTCGTTATTACAACGTGGGCATTTCTAATAATAGACTTAAAACTACAAAGACAAAAAAAAACCACCTACGTATCACTACGGAGATGGTCTGTCAACTTAACCTTAAATCGAAAATGGAATGACAAAAATCAATTATTTTTTTAGTTCGATATATTTCAGGTAATCAAACGTGGTATTAGGATTTTTTGAAAGGATAGATAGATTAATTCCTTTCACTCCCCATGTCCACCAGAGGAAACGGTGTGCAGGTACCCGGCTGACTACGGTTGTCAGGCTGTCGAATGTCTTCAGGTCTATATTTACCGTATCCAGGTTAAAACATCCGGTTAGTTTTGTAAACTGATCGGAATAATTAAAGCATTTTAATGTATCTACAAGGCTTATCGAATCCCGAACTGTCGTTTTGAATTTAGTTTGTGTAATGGTCCTGGTATCAAGTATCGATTGTACGTTCTTGAGTTGTACTCCCAGTTTCTTTACCGTCTGAACTAATGCAGGATCGTACTTTGCCACTTCGGATTGGGTATAAGTCAGGGCAGGTGCCAGGGCCACGTTCAGACTGTCTTTCGTCTTCCATTTTTTTACTTCAGTATTCAGGGTGGTTTGGTTAGAAGTTAACCGGGTATTATCCGTTTTCAAAGATTTAATTTCAAAACCCATCAATCCAATGGTGACAACTCCCACCAGGATAATAATTGCTGCAATTATATAGTTTTTCATATTCTTGTATAAGTTGATTTTCCGTTTACTTTTTTCATTCTCAAGCATTCCGACCGGTTACCCTGGGTCTTGTAACTGACATGTACCCATGCAGGTTGTACGTCATTACCACCTTCCCAAATCATTTGGTCGAACACAAAATGATCCTTGATCAAATGAAACAGTTTGGCATTGTCTTCACAGTCCAGGTCAGCGGCTTCGCCCTTGCAATGCTGACTGATAGGTTTCAACGCACCGCCTTTGTCTTTGTTGACAGCCAGGCTACGGAATCCACTGTTCACCGTGATAGGCTTTCCAAACATTTCACGGACCGGCTGAAGGACATTGGTTACCAGTTCGGCCAATTTTTCTTTTTGTTCCGGAGTGGGAACATTCGGGAGATGGGAACTGGTGGCAGTCAGTTCCTCGAGTGTAAAGTTTTTTGATAGATTCATTGCTTTACCGTCCCTCCGGTCACGTTACTGTCTTGACTGAAAAAAGCATTCAAAGCACCTAAGAATGTTGACACAATTGCCAGCGACCCCACAAGTTCTGTAAACGTGATCTTCTTAGTTAATACCAAGACCATCCCAATGACCAGGAAAATAATTCCGATCAATCCAATTAAATTTGTTCTCCAATTTTTTCCCATAGATTTATTTTTTAAACTGTTTTTCTATCTTTGCAGACTTTAGATTTAATGCAGGACGCTTCGCGGATAATGGCGATTTCTACCGTATTTGCCTGGACAATATCTTTCATCCGATGAAAGTCTTTTTTAAACAGATCCAGTTCCTCAATAGCCCTGTCACGTTCCTCAATGGCTTTGTCTCTTTCCGCTCGAACATATACTATTGTCGCACGCAAGTCCGTGATCGTTTCCCGGGAACTATCCAACAACGCACTTGTTGAATTTCTGAGTTCAGCGAAAAGATTCGTTTCGGCTTTTCTTTTTCCGTATTTTGAAGCTCCGATTATGGCAACAACAATCAGCCCTATCGTGGTGATAGCTGCTACTATTATTGTGGAATCGGGGACTTGTATCATGATTAAATAAATGATAATACATTAGTTCTTTTACAAATCAATAATGAAGGAGTTGCACTTACATCAAATACACCAGGGGTTGCTGTAGAAATTCCAAGTTTATCTCCTAAACTCCTTAAAGAACTTGTTATTTCTTTTGTACAGAATAGATTACCCTGATTTTTAGCCCATAGCTCTCCACTTGTAATAATTCGGCATTTATCTCCTATTTCTCCATAATCAAGTAAAATACCATCTATTTTTCCATCTGAATTTAATGCTTTTCTAAATGTTTTTATACCAAGGAATATGATTCCCATTCCTATATACACCTCGGTGGTATCTCCGTTAATCATATTTTTCAATCCTTTAAATTTAGGATAGTAGTCCCTACTAACATCATATTCTATGACAGTAGCAACTGTTCCTATGACTGCTGTTATTTCAGCTATAATTTGGACATTCGAATAGTTAGGGACAATAGTTTCTAATGTACCATTATAGTTTTTATTGAAAACAACATTATAAGTAATGCCATCTATTATTATTGATAATGTTTTATTTACGGTGCTACAATCGCCAAGTCTTTTACCTAATGCTCCCACATACTTATTATTTAAAATTCCAACAGTATGTTGTGCTATGTCTAAAGAACCAATAGCATATCCACTTGATGCACCTCCTATCTTATATTGATAACCATATATTTCTTTACGATTATACTTATTTGTAAATTCTACGGCTTGATTAGAATCTCCGATTAGTAGATTAAATGCAGAGCTCATTTGGTCAAATATTACAGTACTGTTAACTCCTAAAGTTTTACTTATTATTTTTAATCCACGACTTCCATATCCTGTTGATACAGGCATTGGAACTTGACTAGTCATGTTTATTTCTATTTCTGCATGATCAGCTTTCTGATCGATAAGAGCTTCAGGTATCCAAGGTTGATCACCGATAGATAAATGTCCCCAATCTATAATACAATTATCCATTACGAATAAATCTCTTTTTCGGCTTCCAAGGGGCTGAAGAGCTATAGCTTCTTCTTGTAATGTATCAGGTTGAACTAAATGTGTTCTTCTATAAGTTACCTTGCTTGGATTTGCAAAATTTTTATTAGTATGATAATAAATTGGTTGTTTCCCTTCTATTTCGCAATCCTCAATTGTCAATGACTGTCCATCAGACATTCCTACACCCAAAGGCCTATATGAACTCCATACAAGTGCATCCCCAGTATTTTTCGCATATAATCTACAGTTCCGAATAAACTGTATGAAATTTTTACAGGTGAGTTGTCCACCATCTATATGTATAGCATAACGACAGTTTTCACCGAAAATAGTAAAATCAGAAAGATTTGCATTTGCATTCCACATTATACCATTATATAAAGAGTATGCAAATGTAGAGCCAAGAGTATCAGGAAGATGTATTTTAATTATGCTTTCGTCTTTTCCAACTCCACGAAGATTAATATAATCTTTACCTTCTATAAAATGCTTTTGTCCACTACCTACCAGGTCTCCTTTTTTAAAATCTGAAACCTGAAGACACTCAAAAATTCCTGAAAAAATTATCTCATATTGATTTTTTGATGACGCGTCAGTTATAGAATCAATTGCTGCTTGGATTGCAAATTGGCCTGTAAAATCTGCATCAACTCCAGCAATTCCATATCTTTTTGCAGTTTTTGATTTTAAAATAGAACCTGAATTTTCTAATAAAGCTAGTCTTAAATCTGTCACATTAAATTTATGACTAACTGAATCATCTCGAGAAAATGAAAACCCGGAAGTAGTATATGATACCTCTTTTGTAACTACGAATGTATTAAACGACATAAAATAACAATCATAAAAATATCTATTAGATATGTCTGAATCTGTTAATATATATATAAGTGTAAATGTTCTTGTAAGTGTTGTACCAACAATAGAATCGTTATAACTTTGTGATGTAGGACTTACTGCACTATTAATAGTAGCTGAACCTTGTAATTTTCTCAAGGTCATATGATCAGTTATTAATGTTAACTCCGTATAATTTACAATGACAATTGGAATTATCATTGTAATTATTTGTCCAGCATAACTCTCTACTCTATAAGAAAATGGTGAATCAATTATTCTAAAATATGATTGATAGCCGTTTTGACCAATTGGAATTTTAAAACCATTATTAATGGATATAGAACCTCCAAGAAATTCTCCTGTTGAGAAAACGCAGGTGTATAAATTTTTAATAGCTATACCTGATAACTGTAATGAATGAGCACCAAGTGTTGATTCAATTGATTTAATATGATCAGATATCAATAAACCTTCATATATGTATGCATTTGAAACAGTTATTGATATATCTGAAGTTAAGTTCGTTAAATTTGTTAGTTGGAAAATAGCCTTATAAACATATCCAGAAGATACATCTAACTGATTTATTGTTTTAAAACCTGTAAAATGGATAACTTTTGTTGTTGTAATTATTGTTTCTTTAAGGTTATATGAATCATATAATACTTGTTGAATATATGTTAATCCAGCATTTGAAGATTGTTGCAACTTATAACTAAAGGATCCAGATAATAACGTATAATTGGTTATCGTTAAGTCAAACTCATATCTAATAAGTTGCCCTACATATAATTTTGACATATCATAAGTAGTCTTCTTAATTACCCTGTAAGACTGATTCCCAGTTTGTCCAGTTGGTATTGAAAATCCATTAGTTATCGATATTGATCCTCCTAAATTTTCACCAACTAAAATTCCTAAATAAGTATCACCCAAAGCACTTTCATTGATAGCTAATCTTGACTCAACACCAGAGAGTCTTGAATCTTGAAGTGATATCTTAATCTCTGAAGTTGAGATTCGAGTTTCGGAATCAAGGATTCTACTGTCAATTGATGAATCTTTTGAAATTATTTTATCAAATTGTAATGTAGTTAAAGTGAGGAATGCAGTATTTAATCCGCTCTGAACAAATATACGTGCTGCATTCAATGTCGGAATTAAAATTTCAAATTCATGATGAAAAGTTCCGTCAGGTTTTGCAATTGACAATGAAGAAATAGGTATTGTTGTAAAGGTTAATCCTCCATCAGTCGTATAAAATAGTGCGCAGCTTGGAATAGCGATATTACTAATAACTCTTGCTCTTAAATTTCTAATATTCGAAGGAACTTCAAATCCTACTCTAGCTCCGTATCCAGAAGAACCAGATGGAATAGTCAATATTCCATCGGATGATACACTTGCACCATTAACTTCTAATTTATATATAGTTAGAAAACTTTTTAAATTTTTCTCAGAAATGTCTGCTCCCGTACGTTCCCAATATTTCAAGTCACTGAAATTAGAAATCAAATTTCCTTTAAATTTTAAAGTAGTCCATTTCCCTGATTCGTATTCAAATGAAATTGATAAATTTTTCTTTTGTAAAGCAACCGGAATTGCTGTAATGGCGGAACTTATTGTGTAATATTGTCCAGAAGTTAAAGGAATCTTCACTGTCACATTATAAATATCAGCTTCCGTTTTAGATGCAAAAATAATTGCCATCCAATTCCTAAAATCCAGAATTTTCCATCCTTTTAAAGAACTGCCTTTACCTAACGGAATCATATCTGTATCAGCAGGTGCAGTCGCTCCCTGGTCACTCGAATCATTAATTATTTTAGCAATCGAAGCATTCGTTTCGTTCGTTGTTGGAATATAGTTGGCAAGGTCTTCCAATGCCTGTCCAACCCTCGAAGCCGTGTTTGCATCGGTTATTGTTTCGTTTTTTACGATGCCTATTTTGGCGAGTATTTCTGCTAAAGTCATATCCTTAATTTTTATGATACAAATTAAATCACACACTCAGGCATAAAAAAAGACACTCATAATTGAGTGCCTTGTTTAGTATTGAATTTTAGAGGTTGTGGAGTTCATATTTTCATTGATAACAGCAAAGAAATTTTGTCCATAAAGTTCGGCCATCTTTTCGGTGAGGACCTTCACCGATCGCCAGTACGAGTCATCATACCAGGGCTTCGGTTTTCGGTGACTATCTTTCACATGATCGAAGTTCACCCGGTTCCCTACTCCCATGTCCACCATACGGCCATAATAGTTGTATACATGCACTATTTTATCGATTTCCCCATTAGCACCTTCACGAACGTCGGACATAAACGATTTCATAAATGCACCGGTCTCTTTGATATCGTAGGCAATACATTTCTCAACCCAGATATCAACCATCATCTGTGCCCAGGCTTCGCAATACTGTACCCGATCGGCTTTAGTCCCAATCATCCTGATTGTGAATTAAATTCTTTGGTTCCTCAATGGTAAAGATAAAATACTTTCCGCAGGTACCGGTGGCAAAATAGCCTGGAACTTCTTTATACGGAATCCTGGTTTTATCCAGGAACATTAATTCAGGAATATCATTCGAGTCCTTGAGTAATTTTGCCATCAACTTATCGCATATCAGTCGGGTTTCATTTAATCGCACTTCCCGTTCAGCTAAATCAGTGACATTGTATTTCTTCAAAATAAAAACAACGATGGCACGGCGTTGGAAAAATCCACCCCCTTTCTGGATCGTTACACCATCATCCACATCGTTCACGGCAAAGAAATTCTTTTCAGCCGGCGAACTTGATAATATTTCCTCCAGGTAATTGATCCCCGTTACCCGGCAAAATTTATAACCGGTTTTAGTGAGTTTCAATTTCTTCTGAAGATTTTCAAAATATGCTACTGCGTTCCACATAGATTCATTTACTATTTAGTCATTTACTATTTACTATTTAAAGACTTGCCTTCTTTATTTCCTCTGCTTCCCTGCATTTATCATCCAGTTCCTTCAGTGCATCCCAGGTGAGCGAAGCAAGAACCTGTTTCTTTTTTGTGATATCGCCTTCAGTCAATAACCGGATCTGATTACTCATTATCTCAAACATATTTGGAGCAACCGGTTCTTCATCTTCATTCTGATCAGCGCGAACGAACAGATATTTGAATTTATGGGAGAAGTACTCTTTCACCCCCATCATCCACATGGTCGCAATCAATTTTTCTTCTTCAGTTGCTTTCCGTGCAAAGTATTTTGCCCTACTTTCGGTCAAACTATTGTCGTAATCTTTGCCCTTTTGGTAAAGTGTACCAATAAGTTTGTACAAATGTGCTTCGTTTTTTGTGAAAAGGAATGCCTGATAGAAGTTTTCTGCATCCAGATATTGAATGAAAGTAGTGTCTCTGAGTAATTCATCACAGGCTTTGTATCTCCCAATTCTGCCACAAGGTTTTATCCCGGTATACTGTTTAGTTAACCAATCCATTTTTTTAGCGAAATATGCCACTTCCGACGTATTCAGATTGAAAAACCCTTTTATCTTTATTTTTGTATGTATAAAATAATAGATATCTCCGATATGTGCCACCGGCTTAATTCCTGCAAAACGGTTAAAACACTTTGTCCGGATACTGTCTTCCGGCTGACCTGCTACCTGCAAAGCTGCGATATATCGAACCTGCTTTTCGGTCATTTCAGAATAATTACGAGGAACGGTTAAGTTGATAGGACCCCTAACCCCTAAAGAACCCCTAGCCCCTAAAGGGGAACTGAAGTTACTTTTGTTTTCTTTTTTTCTTCCAAATCTCATAATACATTAGTTAAGTTGATGATACTAATCCTTTTTCTTATCCCCCTTTAGGGGCTAGGGGTTCTTACATTCCAAAAAAGAATACCGGATATTCAAGTTTATTCTCATATGCCGGCGCAATCTTCAGTTTATATTCATCACTGGCGGCATACGTTGGGTAATCACTTAATTTCTTTTCAAACATATATCCCAGGTTATTGAATAGTTTCTTTGCTTCGACAATGTCGTTTTCCAACAATTTCACCAGGATAAGTTTGCAGATTTCGACAATAAATGAATTTACATCAGTGAGTGTATTGCTTCTGTTTTGTGTGATTAACTCAGCCAGGTAATCAGCGCTGATCAGTGTAGAAAGTTCGTTTTTCTGAAATGCGAGCAGCTGACCCTTTGCTTTTAAAAAATCGGTACGGCTGCCGTCTGTTTTTGTATATTCGGCAAAATCAATTCCGGTCACGAAAAGGCAGTTTGTAAGGTTATTGAATCGTTTGGATTTCTTCCATTCTGCAAGCGCCGTGCTGTCATCCATGAGTTGTGTAATGAGCAAATCGGTTGTTTTATCAAACGAATTTGTACACCAGAGCATTAACCGCTCCACACGTTCTTTCGAAGCCGGTGCAATATTTGTTCCACTCACAACACCAAATCCGTTATTCGTTTGAACCAAATCTACAAACGGAATGGCATCCCGGTATAACTGAAATGCGATCAGGTTACGCAATGTTGTTTTCAAAACGGAATCTACTGCCAACCCTTCGATATAGGTGTACAAATCCGATCCGGTAAGTAAACTTTGAATCGTTGAATCAGCCGTAATAGCGAATGGTTCCAGGGCCGACCATTCCGATCCGCGGGCAGTAGGGATTGATTTTAAGAAATCTTCAAGTGAAGTAATTAACATAGTGTTTAGTTGTTAGTGATTAGTTATTCAGCCGGAACATCTCCACTGGCACTTGCCGGAACTGCATCGGTTTTCTTGTCCAACGTTGTGAGAATTACAAATGGTATCTCTACTTCCAAATCCCACTGGTTGTATTCCTTTATCACAAAATATGGTTCCAATAGGATATCACGGATTGGTTTTTCCAAAGCCTGCTTGATGGTGAACAGTTCCCGTTTGTCGGATCCGGATAAACCGCCTTTCGATTGTCCGGGAGGCGAACCCACCAGATCGGTATTGGTACCGGTGGCATAACATTCCATGCTTGATGCTTCGGCCGTATCCTGTATCCAGTCACCTCCCTGCTTCGAAGTATCAACCAGGGTAATCTTCACCATCTTCACTTCCTGACCTGTGACAGGATGTATGTAGAATCCGCTAAACCAAATTTTACCACTGTTGGCAATCCCGGTCAGGAATTCACGGATATTGTCCTTTTCTTTTTTCTGTCGCTCAATTTGTTTTGCCGGATCGGTTATATTTTCGCTTTCGTATAAAAACTTCCAGTATTCCTTATTTATTTCAACCTGAAAATTGATGACCATCCCGTTTGTGAATTTTGCCTTTTTACCTGCCGGGATCATCTGTTTGATATCGTACCAACCCGAATTGAAAATGGACCAGAAAGGAGCAAACGAGTAATAATTATTACCAATGGTTGGAATTTCATTGAGCATGGCAAATTTTCGGGTTGTCGTAGCTTTTCCGGTTTTTCCATCATCATCAGGCAATTTACCCATGCGTACCATCAGGTCGGCAAGCGGATTCATAGTATCAAGCAATTCAATCACTTCGAAATTCGAGAATCCTGCCGTTTCCCAATCCCCGAAAAACACATGTTCAATGGCTCCTGTATCGGGATTACAGGTTTCGAACCGGCAATTCACAGCATCTTTATGCACCAGCTTGACTATCTTTGTTCCGTCAACACTTAGTATCAATACACAAATAGTGAAATACAGATTTTTTATATCTGTTTGTTGTTCCAGTAGATATTTCACCGGCCTGTTGTACTTGAAAAAATCCAGTACTTCCTGATCGGTAATTTCACCGCCTACTTTTGTTTTGGTACATATTCCGTTACCATATCCGGCAAAAATATTAAACTGCAGGTTCGAGGATAATACTTCATCTTTCCTGATCTTACGGACAACTTCAAGCGGTGTTATATTTGAATTTCCCCAGGGCACATACCCGCGAAGCTTCGTATCTTTATTTCCCGGCAGAGAAACAGGTGTGACGGTGGATGTTTCCTCGAAAACCGTGACCCCATCATTCATGCTGTTGATGATCTGAGCAGCTGTATCGTTGATAGGAATCGTGAAAATGTCTATTGAGCTATTCATATTATATAAAGATTTCTATGTCATTGATTTCAAACAGGCTGATCATTCTCACTTTCCGGATTGATCCGCTTTCAATAAATTTCACGTTGAAGGTGTTGTTATCAAAATAACTCGAGGTACACACCACATTTTCGTAATTCAGGACTTCTCCTGTCGTGGCCTTCCACACCCTGCAACTGAACGGCTTTCCACTCAGTATAATTTTCCTTGCCGTGTTTATATGTATCATAATTTAGTGATTAGTGGTTAGTGATTAGTGATTAGTTGAATGTAGCATCAAACGTGGCATCAAATATCCCCCTGGCTGCATTGGTAAACTGCACATGATTATTCTTTGCCCGGCGATACGTGTAGGTGAACGATTGCAGCTCGTTGGCATCCGAGTCTGTTTTTTCAATGGCCGTCAACGTGATATCATCATCCGCTCCGGAGATGCCGGGGGTGTATGTGGCTATGTTGTAACTGAGCAACAGATCATCAATCCACTCCATTTCCGTTTCGGATAAATGCCCGGAGTTGAGTGTTTTTTCGGCAACAAAGTCCTGGGTAATTTTTCGGTAATGATTGTCAATGTTAGCCAGGTTGTATTCGGCCGTCTTTTTGTTGTCGGTCCTGCCGGTAGCCGTATAGGTTTCCAGCACGCCAAAGCAGTTGGTATATACAAAGTACTTTCGATCCCTGTAATTCGAGTTATCAATCAGGTAAGTGTATTTAGCCATTTCAAACCCTGTACCGGTGCACCACATGTCAATCTGAAGTATTTCAGTATCGGCAGCAAGGGCAGCAGCTGAGGTAACCGCACCCAGTGAAGCGTTGAAGGTAGTCACCTGACTGGAGACAGAAGCGGCAAGGGTGGTGAGGACTCCTGTTAATTCGGTA